GATGTTCAGGTATTGGAAGACTTGGTACTATAAGTGGTGTAGGATCTTCAGGTATTGGAAGACTTGGTACTATAAGTGGTGTAGGATCTTCAGGTATTGGAAGGTTCGGTGCTATAATCAATGCAGGATCTTCAGGTATTGGAAGGTTCGGTGCTATAAGTGGTGTAGGATCTTCAGGTATTGGAAGACTTGGTACTATTGTAGGTTGATTTATTTCAGGTGTTGTAGTACTTGGTGCTATAAACGGTGCAGAGTTTTCAGGTATTGGAAGACTTGGTGCTATAAACGGTGCAGAGTTTTCAGGTATTGGAAGACTTGGTGCTATAGACGGTGCAGAGTTTTCAGGTATTGGAGGACTTGGTGCTATTGTAGGTTGATTTATTTCAGGTGTTATAGTACTTGGTGCTATAAACGGTGCAGAGTTTTCAGGTATTGGAGGACTTGGTGCTATTGTAGGTTGATTTATTTCAGGTGTTATAGTACTTGGTACTATTGTAGGTTGATTTATTTCAGGTGTTATAGTACTTGGTACTATTGTAGGTTGATTTATTTCAGGTGTTGTAGTACTAATACTTATTGTTGAATTAGGTAATTTGTTATTATTTAAACTTTTTACAGACTCTAAGCTATAATAATGATATGTAAAAGTTGTTGAACGATTTATAGGACTACTTGCTGGTGAGTAGTTATATTCTTCTCCTTCAATAGATATCGGGCAAGCACCGTAAAAAGTATATTTTTGTACAACTGTTGGAGGTTCGTTATTACCTAAAAGCCCCAATTTATATGCTGTAATTCTACAGCGGTAATTATCAGCTCCTTTTCGTGCAATCATACCTAGATGAGATGTAGCAATAACCCAAGGTCTAATAACATTATCAACAAAACTTATATTAGTTTCTAAAAATACTATTTGCATACCACTGTATGCATCTCTACCTCCACCAATTTGAGATCGTATAAAACCGTTTTGCTGTATACCTTCGGGGTTAACAACGTTTGATTCACCAGGTATTTGTACAGCTTGTACAAATAGACAACCTTTAATATCCTGATAATCGCTTTGAAGTGTTATTTCTATTGCTTTATCTATATCCCAACTTTCAGGTTCGTAACTAATACCTTTTTTTATAGCTTGAACTGGTAAAACTTCTGAATAACTCGGCGAACCATTACTATCACTATCACTACTAAAAAGTAAAAGCCACTGCGCACCTTTCGGTAACGCACTGGCTGGTTTACTTAAAAAATTTTCTAAAAAAAACGGTATTTGTTGAGTAAATTCCATACAGCAATATTATTTATTGCTGTTAATTAGAATTAATCAGCATATAATGCTGCAGTAGCACCCTGAGCACCGCCGGTAACTCTCCAGTATTGATAAGCAAGAGTAGTAGGTACTGTTACAATTGAACCGTTATCTCCGATATTATAAGCTATATCTCCAATTGACTGTACGTAAGCACCGTAGAGAGTATACTGACGAACTGTATCCATACCTTTATCAAGTAAGTCGAGAATAATATTACTAGGTGTTCTGGCAATATTGTAATTACCGGTTGAGGAGCTGTCATCAAATGTTGCAATAGTAGCATCTTCAAGAGCTGTACGTATATTGTAGCTTTGATCGCAACGAAATGTTACGGCCCAAGCGTCAGATCCAGGGTAACTAGCTGTACCAGGTACGTTGAACTGTAATCCCATAAAAGGTACAGGTATATTAGCAATTGTTCGTCCGGGTAAATTAGCAGTTTCAAGATAAACTAAATTAGTTTCTGTAAAAGAAATATTAGCTAATTGCTGTACTCGAAATTGAAATTGACGTGCAAAGTCGTTACTCTTTACTGATGTGTAGAAGTCTGATATATTTTGTGACATAATTTTATTTTATTGTTGTTAGATTAATTCGTTGAAATCTTGACTTGTTCGTGTAGCTATGAAGTTTACTAAGATAAACTCTGCTGCGCGGGTTGGTTTAATGTAGATATCAACGTTAAGCTGATTACGATCAATAGTGTCAGGTGTATTATTACGAGTATCGCAAACGATCTTGTAATCATATAACCCTTCAGTATTTTGAGCTAATGAAAAGATTGGCTTAATTGTATTAACTAATCTTGTACGTGTGAATGTAGTGTTAGGTTCGAATACAAAGTATTTAACGGCTCTTTGTACGGCGCGCTCAAGTGTTAAGAATAAGCGACGAACATTAACTCTATCAAAAGCAGATGGTTTAGCTTGTAATGTCTTTTGACCGAATACTACATATCCATCTCCAGGGAACAGGCAAATCGGGTTCATCGATAGGGTATAAAGATAATCACGCTGTTTTTGATTTGGATTAAATCCAATATCAACAATGTTTCTAATTATACCGCGGTTAAGTCCTGCTGGAGCAATCCAAGGTTGAGTGAGTGTGTCATTATTAGCGTAAATACCAGCTACGTAACCGGAAGCAGGTACCCATGCAAAATTATCACTGAAGCTATCGTAAACTTTAACCCAGTTAGCATAAGTAGCTGAATAGTTAGTATCAATACCAGTAAATAGCTGCTGTAATGGAGTGTAAATATTTTGTGTAAAATTATTAGTTCTTACTTCAAGTGTTTTAAGATTAGTCCCGTTAACAAATATTTGTCTAAGCGGGTCAGCAATATACATACAATCCTTACGTGTATTCTGTACGAAGTTATTGAATGTATTAAAGATTGTTTGCCAGTACTGAATAGTGCTGGAAGTCGGTTGTGAGCTTAATGATGCTGTATCAGCTACTAGCTGATCATTAAATGTAGCGATCGAGCCACCAGATGTATTAGCAAATATTGTTGAAAGACCTGCATCAAGTACGAGATCTAACTTTGATTTATCAGGTGAATCAATTAATGTTAAAACTCTATTAAGTTTTGCATTAACGTCTCCAATTGTATTGGCATTAACTTGATCGTAAGTAGGGGAATAAATACCTAATGGATATAGAGCATTAGCAGCTACTCTTACGTTAGTAGTTGGATTTGGTGAACCGTTGCTTGTATGGTAATTAGCTCTTGATATTACAGGATTAATATTAACATTAATATTAGAAGAGTTATTATTAAGAATATCACCAATATAGGCTGTCTTAGGTATACCACCAACACGAGCAATATCTTTCTTTGTTGAGTCTAAAGAACCAACGAAGGCTTCTGCTAGAGCATTTGTTAAGACGTTAGGTTGATATGAAGAATTACGAAGCTTGAATACTGTAACAACAAGCGAATCGTTATAGAACGGATTACCAAAACTAAAGTTTGGTATAGACTCAATTTGTTCAGAGAGTGAACCGAATGTTCCAGCTGCTCCGGTAAGAGCGAATGAAAGATTTGATGTAGGAAGCTGACTATATAAGTCATTACCTGATAAGCTAATAATTGCATTTGCTTGAGTAAATGGTACGTTGAGACCAAAACCGCTATTGTCAGAAATATTAACGTAATAACCTTGAAAAGCTTCATCAATAGTAGTTTGTGCTTGATTTAGTATAACTAAACCACCTTCAAGTGTATTAACACCATTTACTATTGTAAATACGGATCCTGTATTAGGAGTAAAGCTAAACGTTGGTGTAGAGCCTGTATAAGTAGGTAAAGTTGTCTTCCATACAAAGTTATTATGAAGTAGGTTATTATAAACGTCTTCACTAAAGGTAACGTGAGTAGGAGCACCGAAAACAATCTGTGAATTAGAAGCACTTAAGAAAGTTTGATTAACGTATGCGAATGTCCATAATGAACTTCCTCCTATAGTAGTTGTAGAGTAGGAACTTAATACAGCTGTATTAATATTAACAGAACTTAAAGTTTCAAAAGCTAAAAATGCTTGCGCTGTTGTATTAGCAGAGAGCTGTAAAACACCCCCTGTTATAGGAGTTGATGATGTATAATATACAGCTGTTCCTGCAGAAGCAGCAGGATAGAAAAGACCGCTATATTGAGGAGCAAACCCGGCCCCAGCTCCAGAACCGTAAGGAAGACGTGTTGCTAAAAGATTACCGTTAGAATTAAGAACAGCGGCGCTAGAGTAGTAAAAATAACGTTCTGCTGGAGAAGCAGGTAGACCGAAAATTTGTTCAAATTCAGAAATTGATGTAATCTGTAAAATTTCGTCGGTTGGACCTTGAGCTGCAAAACCAGGTACTAAAACGGATGTACCTCCTGGTATTGCTATTGTCTGAGACAAATCTGTTTCGATGATCTGTACTCCTGGAGATTGTATTGTAAGTGCCATATGTGTATTATTATTTATGCTCTAGTAGATTATTTTTTTAAGTTATAATAAATTTATTTCAAGTTGACTAAATTGAAACTGTGCTGTTGATTCAATAAAATTATTATTTCTATACTCGTAATTAATTGCTCCTAAGTTAGTTATAAATGCGTTATGATAGATAAATTCTATCACTTGATTATTATATTCATCTAAACCAAAAATAGAAAAATCAGTTTGATACTCTGTATTTACACCTGAAGATATGTCACTTTGAGCATTAGTAGGCGTACCTGCGTAATAACTACCTAACGGGTCATTCATTATAGATAACCATTTCCATAACAGCCAATAATTCTTAAAATTATTATCAACCATAAAATTAATATCAAGAGGAGGATAACTTGGGCGGCTGTAGCTAGATACATGATGTGATTGACCTCCAAAACGTAATTCAACAGGTGGTACTTGTATAGCGGGTACAATAGTGCCATGTACACTTAATTGTAACGGCTCAATATCAATTGAATTATCTGTTAGAGATTGTTGTTTTAAGTATTTAGGTAAATTTAAAACAAGTAAAAATTTATCGTCACTTGCTCTATTAAGAATAGACTGTTGAGTAGGGTTAGTTGTCATTAATTGTGAATGTTCATCCAACCATTATTTATTAGATCCCAGTAGTCAGAATTGTCCATTGCTTTATTATATTCTGCTTCAGATAATAAAGGTTCGTATTTTTCTTTTATCTCTCCTCCTATATTTGTTGATATACCTGTACTTAAATCTTTTAATACATAAAGCTTAGGATCAATTTCATTGTAATCTAAGCTAGAAATTTTTAATGGTTTATTTTGCTCATCATACTCATCTACTTGAAAATATTGTTCGCATATTTCAGGTTCAAGCGCAAATAATCCCCAAACAAGGGACATAACTCTATCATCATAGAAGTTATCATTCTTTTTTCTATACGTTCCGTTTGGGTATCTAATAAACGTTTCAAGCTCTTTAATCGTATCCATATCATTAATATGAACAACCTGTAAAAAGTTAATCCAGTAACGCATATTAGCAACTCCAGCAAACCTCAGATTGTTATGACTTAATATACCTAAATGTCTTGTATTAGAAAAAGAGCCGGTGTTAGCAAGTTTTGAGCAACTAACTATTTTTTCATAAAAGTGTTTATGAAATAGGGTATCGATAATTTGTGCACCGCAATTATTTCTCTCGACTAGTAGTGGTGGGTTACCCCATTGACAGGCGAGATTAACTAAATTATTAGCGTAATGATACGGTTCAATAATATTAGTACCGTATACCGCTACTTCTTTTATTTCTTTTAAATCGGTTATATCTAGTACTTGAGATACTGTTGCTGCTCTACCAATACCTTCACCTACATCGACGCCTATTACATATAATTTAGATGGATCCGGTGCTTCAAAAACTTTATAATGTCCTTCATCACAAGTCCATATTATTGGTTTCTTTTTTTCTTTAAATCTTTCAATAACAGAAGCACCAACAGCTGAATTACCCGGATCAAGAAATGTATTTCCAAACTCTTGTTGAAATGCTTCATCAGAGCCTAACGCAGATGCCATTTGCTTACGCCATTTTTCACCTCTACCTGGTACATCCCACCAATCAATTCTTTCGGCATGCCACCCGTTAACTTCTTTTTCAGCTCCTGAATATATCTCGTAAAATTTATTATTAGTACCGTTAGGGGTACTAACCATAAAAATTTTTGTTGTCTTACCTGATGAAATAATAGGAATAACTGATTTCCAAAATTCTTCCATAAAGTTTTGATCGATAAACGCAGCTTCGTCAATACAGAGAATATTTGCAGTATCACCTCTTGCTGCTGTCGACGTAGTAGTACTAATACCTATACTAGATCCATTTGCAAACGTACAACCTGTTTTACCATATTCTTTAACACCAGGTTTAAGATAGTTTGGTAACATTTCATAAGCTAAACGTATTTTTTTAAAAATATTAATAGCTGTTGATTCTTTATTAGCTACAATAATAACACGCTTATCATCAAAAAAACATGTATTCCAAAGAGCGTATATAGTAGTAATAGTTGTCTTACCTACTTGACGAGAGGCTAGTACACAGACAAATCGATTATCAGCAAGACTCTTGAGAGCGCGCTTTTGTGCTTTATAAAGTTCTATTTTTTGTTTACCTCGATCGGCTTCTACAATATAAAAATGACTCTCAGCAAAATGAATAATACTCT